TATATATGCTTTGATAGTAGAACCAGCAACTGCACCTTTTGTGATTCTTAAAGTATTAATCTTAAAAATAGTTCCATTGCTCAAAGTAGCTAACTGAGTAGAACTAGCAATAGTTTCAGACGTTGTGCCCGTTACAGTGTAATTCGTTGTTATAGTTGTTTTAAACCAACCTAAACTTGATAAGATAGGTTTATTTTTCCAAAGTGAACTTGAACTTTCATAAACCAAAGCCTCATTGTTTGCAGGTGTAGTTAACAATACATCGTGCAACTCCCCTAATTCATAACCGTTTTGTATAGCATATAAGACACGCCCGTTTGTGTTTTGTGAACGTGTAACCGTTCCAATAAATACCGTGTGTGCGGGTTGCGTTGGGGGTGTTGTTGTTACTTGTCCCGCCGTTTGACTTAACCAAAGTTTGTCCCCAATATTATACGCTGTTGTATCTAAATTATCAACTTCGCCACTTGTTACCACGTACCCAACGGCATCGTTTAAAATATCTTCGTAAGTAGCTCCCAACGTTTTTGAGCTTGTCGCTTCCGTGTCCGCGTCTGCTAATAATATTTCAGGGTGCGTGCCACTTGCTGAAGTTGATTTCAAATATACGATTGAACCTTTTGTAATTGTTGAACCCGTTTTATTAATAACGGCTACCATTTCCTTACTTGCTGTTAATACAATTCCCGTGTCGTTAGGGTCGTAAACAGCTTTTGTCATATCGCCACTTCCGCCACTCGCTAAATCTGCTACGTCTTGCGTTGTAATTTTAACCGTTGCGCCGTCTTGAACAATTGGAAGAACTTCCGTACCGTCTAAGGTTGTGCCACTTGTTAACTCACTTATTTTTATACTCATTTTCTTCTATTTTCTTTAAGAACAATTCTAATTTCTTAACGTTTTCTTTTTTAGGTTTGTACCTCTTACAAGTACCAACCTCTACAACTATAATCTTTTTCATTACCTTCATTTAAGTACCAACCGCCCACGTTAGTTTGACGGCTTGGATTTACATCGTTGTTGCTGTTATAAGTATATTCAGGAAAATCGTTTGAGTTCAAACAAAGATATTTAATCATTCGCTTAACATACGCTTCAGCAATTGAACGTTCTTTTTGAATAAGAAAATCAACATCTGTTTTTGTTACCGCTTCGCTGTTTTCTGCTGTGTGTTTAAATACGCCTTTATTAGCAATTGTATAAGCTCCGAACGGCATATATTCAACCATTGCAAAATGTATCAAAATAGGCTTGCAATATTTGTTTACTAGGTGTTCGTATTGATCTGCTAACGTTTCATTTTCAATCTTCGTTTGTAACGCTTCTAATAACTCGCTACCTAAATATTCCTCTAAATGAATATCCTGCGCCGTTGCAATATATTGTATGAATTTGTCCACGTCCATATTTCCCGACATTGTGGTAAATTTGGTTACGTCATCTGTTGATATTAGTAATACTTTTGGCATCTTTTAATTATTTAGGTAAAAATCCACGATTAGGCATATCAATAGGTCTTTGAGAAACTAATTCAGGGTTCTTAATAACATAACCTAATTTTTCAGCTTTACGAACTGCAACTTGTTTTGCTTTAGGGGAATTAACATCAATACCACCGCCACTAAATGAAGCGTAAACTTGTTTATTCCATCTGTGGTGGCAATTCCCACCGCCTTTATATAAAAATCTATCAAAGGTTAACGCTCCACGTGGTCCCCAACCAATTTGCCGACCTTCGCTATTTGTGTAAGCATCGCCCAAATAAGTTGCGCTCATTCGTTCAATGTCCTCTTTTCTGTAAATCTTATTAAATCTTTTCATTTCACGGCAAAATTTACGGCTGTTTGCTTTGTCTTCACCTGCATAAACGTAGCGTGTAATGAATTTAATTCCGTCGATTGTTTCGTCCTGTTCACTTTTTGAATTTGGAAAAGCAACTCCCGTAGAAACTAAATTGATTATTTGCTTAATTACGCTTAATTCAACTTTTGGTTCTTTACTTAATAGTTCGTTTTCCGCTTCGTCGGTATCGTAGTCAACTTCGAATTCATCAATTAGCAACCAATCAGGATTTACATTTTCGCCAAACGAACTTAAATCAACTTGTTCACTCAATTCCGTTCCCGTTTTTTCTGCAACTTGTTCGTTTGTTTGTGCGTTTTCTAGGTCGATAAATTCTAAAGGTTGTAAAGTTTTAAAATACAACTTTAAACTAATCTTATTATAAGCTAACATCGTGTCGAACGCTTCGATTATACGGTCTTGAATCGGTCTAATAACCATATTGTCAAATAATACCGTTGCCGTCTTTAATTCGTCTGCATTTGAACTAAACCCACTACTCTTTGCAACTCCGAAAATTAAACCGCTTACAACCTTGTGCGCTAATAGTATTTTTTCAGTGCATTCAGTTGAAAGATATTGATAGTGTTCTGGCGCATCGTTCAAAGGTATATCAGTAACTTCCGTTTGTAATTCCTTAGAACCGCTAAAAGAAACAATTACTTTTTTACCTTGCGCTCCCGTTAATTTTTCTTGTATTTGTGCGCTTCTTAATCGTTGTTGATCTTCGGTAAATTCTCCGATAATATTAACAACCTTAGTACCGCTAAATCCGTTTTGCGTGTCGTTAATTAGATAGTTTTGTATTTCTTCTTCGAGTAAAGCGTAACCAATCCCACCAATATAAGACGGCATTGCAAAATACTTCATTCCGACCATATAAGGACGTATGTAAAGTATTTCGATTTTTTCTTTTGACGTTCCGTAGCTTGGAATTAATTTTGGAACAAACTCGCGTGTGTTTTCCCAATTATCCGAATAAAAATAGTTGTTAATATTTCCGTCCGCATCGCATTTTTGAGGCGCTAATAAATTAACTGCAATATGAAAACCTTTAACAATAGTATCGTGTTTGTCGTTGTAGTGTACTTGAATCGCGCACTGCCCAAACATATAAAAATCCGTTGCTATTTGTCGAACGTCATTTTTAGATAACATCGCTATCATTTGAGCGTACTCATTTGGCTTTTTCGAAGCGTCTAACGCACTCAATCCACGCCCGTAAATCAAATGTGTTATTGCGTTAATAACGGCGTTGTTTGTGGTCGAATTTCTATATCGGTCGATTATGTACTTAAAGTAGGAATTGTTTTCCCCAAAAGTTACCCAGTCTTTTTGCTTCGACTCGATAATCTTCGGCGCTTCGTATTCCGCTAAATTAAGAACGTAAGTATTATTGTTATTACTCATAATGTAATGAATGTATTTTGTGTGGTGCGTTGGATATATCTGTTATCCGTTCCGTCGGTGCAAAGTAGTTTATCGTAACAAATTAAAGTATCTTCGCTTTTAGCTTCAATTTTATAGAATCTATTATTTAGTAAATTCAAATCAATTGTAATTTCAAAAAAATAACCTTGATTAGTTGCTGTAAATTCCGTATATAAAACAGAAGTATTCTCGCTTTCATCAGTCAATAGAATCCTATCAATAGGTTCTGTTAACATCAACTTTAAAATTTGTGGTTGCTCTGTTGTTACTACTTGCATATAAGTATAATTAAAACTTTCAATTTTGTTCTAAAATGAAAAAGGAGGCTATTAACCTCCCTTTCATAAATCAACCTAAAAAAAACTAATCTGTAACTATTGCAGCATCGTCAAAAATAGCTTTTAATTCCGCTTCAGTTGTGCAATCAATAAAGTTTGCTGCTAATCTTTCGTTAGCCGTTAGCGTAATATTATAACCGTTAAAATCACCCATTTGCGTACCGTTTACGATTGACCCCGCTGTCATTGTAGCGCCGTATTCAATACCCATAAAAAAGAATTGACCGTTTCTATTTTTCACAACTACCGAAGGACGCCCGTAAGCCATCAATTTAAAGTTTTTGTGCATTGTAACGTTTTGCTGTTTCAATTGTGCTGTTAACACTTGAGCAACAAAATTAGTTCCGTTATCCGCGCTTGGTGTTTGCGTTTGGTCGAACAAGTTAACCCCTTTCAATTCGTACTTGAATAAAGTAGTAACTCCCGTTACCGCTGTTACTTGGTCGTTTGCGTCGATTGTTACATCTGTTGGGTACGCATAAGAACCTCTATTAATGAAGTAAATCGCATCAATTCCGCCTACTGAATCGTAACATACTTCGTTTCTTCCGTTTGTTATTAAACAACTCATTTTTTTTATGTATTAAAAAGGGCGGTGTTTATTGCACCACCCTTTTGATTTGTAATTAAATTAATTTATTAGTCTACTGTTGTTGTTGACAAATACCAAACAATTTCGTTAGAGTTAGCATATTGAACTCCTGCCGTGTAAACCATTCTAAAACGAACCGTTCCACTTAAATCAACAGTGTCCATATCTTTAATTCTTAACTCGTTGTGGTCTGAAAGCAAACCAGTACCGAAATTTAAGTTTTTCTTTTCGTATGCAACAAAAGTGTTATCAGGTAAACCTCCGATTATTTCCAATACATAACGACCGTAACGCAATTGATAATCGTTAGAACCTAAACCGTTGTTAATTCCTGAAGAAACTAACGCTTGCGTGTAAGCCAAAGCAACGTTATCAGAAATTCCGATTACTAAATCAGCGCTTTTACGAACTGCAACAGGAATCGCGTTTAATACTTTCTCTAATTCAGAAACAACGTTATCTTTATCAATTGGTGCTTCTAAAGGAACAATTCCGTTGTCAGCTTTGATTACGTCTGCATCTGCTGTAAACAAAGGAATAAACCCTCCAAAGTGTCCGTTACTTGCACCGTTACCCGTCCAAATGTCGCTTTCTGTAACTTCAGAAACATCTCCTAAAACTTCAGCGATTAAAGCTGTTTCAATGTCTTTCGGCATTACATCGTTGTGCGCTGAAAATCCCATTGAAGCACTTGACCACGTTTGGCGCAAAGTTTCTTTACAGATTTCAAGTGGTAAATCCAATTTTTTTGGAGTTAACAATTTCTCGCTTAATACAACCGCACCCGTTGGAACGAATCCACAAGCGTAATTTTTCAAACCGTTTGTAAATTCGATTTTACGGATTGAGATTTGGAAATCAATATTCGGGATTACCGTTATTAGATTTCTTTTAATAGTGTCCGACTCTTTGAAAGCCTTACCGATAATTTCGCCAGCAACCTGCCCTGCGTAATTTGAATCTACTGTTAATGTTGTAGCCATTTTTTATTTGTTATTTAGTGAATAAATCAATCTAGTATGCTTGTCAACTTTTGACAAATCAATTTGTGTTTTATTTTGCGACTCAGGATTAAACGTAATTGGTTTAATTGTAGCCTCTGAAAGTTTAACTTCCAATTCCGCTAACTTAGTTTTTAACTCCTCGTTTTCAGATTTCAAAGTGTCGAACTCTTCCGCTGAAAAGTGCATTTCCTTAGTTGACGTTTCAATAACTTTCTTTGCTGTTGGTGTCGGTGCTGTTGGTTCGTTACTCGCTTTAACGGGTGTTTCTACGGGTTCGATTACTTCCTCTTCTTCCTCAACCATTTCAACGCTTGCGATAATACCTTCAACAACAACTGTAAGTTTGCGACCGTCTTCAAGTTCGTATTCTCCAACTGGCAAAGGAATCATTTGTTCGTCGGTTGTAACAATCATTACTTCCATTTCAGGTTCAAAAGAATCCGCTTGAATAACCGTTATTCCGTCCGCTAATTTCATTTGCTCCAATTTTACTTCTAAACCTAAAAGTGTTTTGAGCTTATTTAAAATTGTTTTTTCTTTCATATTTAGATAATTAAATATTTAATTTTTGTTGTGTTTTTAAGAAAATAATTTGCTTTTAAATTGATTTATATCTTTAATATATAATTCAGAATCTTTTATTTGAGTATCGTAAAATTTACTTAAAGCATCTATGTTATTAGGTAATTCAACTCCTAAATCTTTAGCTATTAAACGAGCTTTATCTATATTTTCAATTACTACTTTTGAATCTTTAATAGTGTTTGTGAAAAAAGTATTTGAATTATCTAAAATTGAAGAAACTTTTTTTAATTCATTCATTGCTTTATCACTTGAATTATTAGCCGTTATTTGTAATTTTTTAATATCGTCAATTAACCCCAACTCAACATCGTGTTTTTCAATCGCATTCAAAGCGACAATTAAATTACTTTTCATATTTATATTTGTTTTAAATTGTTTGTAGATTATTTATAAGCCTTTCAATAGCTTGTATATTTTCTTTAACTTGCGTTATTCCCGTTTCTACTTCTTTTTGAGGGGTTGATATTCCTAAATCTCTAATTTGTTTTGTAAAATCTTGAAGTTTAGTAAGTAATTGTTTATTTAATTGTAAAGATGTTTGAGCGGGTTTTATTGCTAATTTCGCCATATCAATTGACTTAATTGCTCCCGAGCTTGCTGTTAATAATTCCTTTTCAATATCCTGTAAAGCTCCTAATTCTAAACTATGCTTTTCAATTGCGTTTAAAGCAACTACAATACTACTTTTCATTTTATATTTGTTTTAATAATTGCTTAATTTGTTCTAATAAATCCAACTCCGAAAGGTTTTGATTATCGCTAAATTTACCCTCAATTGAAAACCCTTTAATCGCACCGCTTTTCACTTGTTCCCAAACTTCGTCGTTGTTAACTTTCATCATTGCAACCCACGTTCCTTTCGGGTATTCAAAGCCGTACAAAGCGCTTTTATCGACCTTGCTATCTTCAACTATCCAACTTTCAACAACGCTCATATCTTCGAGCTTTTTAGCGTGTTGTAACGTTACGTTGTTTTGTTTTGAGCGCATCAAAAATAATTCACTTGAAACCTTAATTGTTTCCGCTGAAAATTTAATATAGTAAGGGTTGTTTTTCTTATCGACTCTTAATATTTCCTTTTCAGGAACTAAAACCGCACCTATTAAAATACGTTTATCTTCGTCAATAGTTTTCAACTCAATTTCATGTTCTGAAAGTGCAATAAAATTTTCCTCAATTGCGGGTTTTGTAACGACTGAAATAGCGAAAACTTCATCTTCTAAATCGTTAATTACCATTTCAATTACTTTTCTTTCCATAATCTTATAATTAAAAAGTTGTTTTTTGTAGTGTATTTCGTTCAAGGCTTAACGCTGTTGAAACTTCACCTGCTGTTATGTACGCTTTTACGGGCTGTTGCTGTAATGAAGCTAATTGATTAATTCCGCTGTTACCTACAACGTTAAAAGAGGGGTTAAAACTTGAACCCGTACCGCCACCGCTTGGTGATAAATCGCTTGTGTTATTACTTCCAAATTGTGTTTGTGAAATCTTAGCAATATTAGTAGCCGCGAACGCACCTGCTAAACCAGCTTGAATTGCAGGGTACGCAGGAAATAAAGCTGTAATTGGTGATTTTTGCGCTGTCTTATAAGCCTCAATAGTTCCCTCAATTCCTGCAATTATAGCACTTGAAAGTTTAGCCGCTTTATCAACTTTAAAAGCTATTTTTGCGTTCTTTTCATTTTGCCTTCCAAATAATTCTGTAACCTCTGAAATCAAAGCAAACGTGTCTTTTGCTATCTTTAATTTCGCACTCATTACGGATTGTTGAAGTGCTATTTCATCTTCCGTTAATTTCTTTTTCTTATCGCTTGCGTTTTTTTCAATTTCTAATTCAGCATTTTTTGTTTCAATCAGTTGCGCAATTCCGTCTTTTGCACTTGTTGTTTTTAACGTGTCATAATCCGAAGCCTCTTTTTTTCTAAGGGCGTTAAGTTGATTGTTATAATCCGTTTCGTTTGCAAGTAAAGCATCTGTTCTTTGTTTTTCTTTGTCTTTATCAGTTGATTTAAGGAATTGTTCTTGAATTAAAGCATCTGTTTTTAATTTATTCAGCTTCAATAATTCTTGTTCACTTAATCCAAATTGTTTGTTTTTTTCTGTTAGCTCTTCAAGTGTCTTCGCTAAATCTTTATTCGTTTCAATTGTAGAATCTTTTACCTCTTTATTATTTTCTACATACTTAGAACCGCTATTTGTTAATTCATCAACTTTAGCCGAAGCGTTATTTGCTGAACGTCCATAATCTTCAAATCTTTTTTGAGCGTTTTCAAGTTCTTTGTTTAAGTCATTTATTACCTTTTTGTTTTGGTCTATTTTTTCTTGAACTTTTGATAAATCGTTATTAATTTGCCCAACCCCACTAATACCTCCAGAACCTTTAGATATTTTACCTTCATTTAAATCTTTTTGAGCTTTTGCTAGTTCTTTTTCAAGTGCTACTTGTTCCTTTTTTGCTTTGGAAATATCCGACTCTAATTTGTCTTGAACTTCTAAATTTTTAACTATTTTCTCTTCATTCTTTTGAAGTTCATATTTAGCTTTTTGATATTCTAAATAACTTGCAAGTTCGGTGTTTAATTGTTCTTGAAATTTAGTTTCGTCTTTTATATTTTGTAAAGTAGTTCCGTATTCTTTATTAATTTGTTTTATCAATACATCACGCTCTTTGCTTCCTGAATTTGTTTCTTTCAATCTAGAAATTAAAGTTGCAAAAGCTCCACTTTCTTTAGCTATTGTTTCTCTTGCCTCTTTAGATTGTTCATTAATACGTTTTTGTTTTTGGGCGTACTTTTCTTGTTCGTCGGTTGTTGCTCCAATAGCTTTTGAAATATCGTCCCAATAAGCTATAACAGTCCCTAACGAAGCTAATAATAAACCAATTCCCGTAATTGCAAACGCTTTACTTGCTGTTGTCATTCCGTTAAAAGCATTTTTAACAACCGCTCCCAATTGAACAAAGCTGTCTTTAGCCTCTCCAATCCCTTGTAAACCTTGCGACAAAGCCATTGCGGATTGAACTTTCAAAAGTGTTTTTTGTACCTCTTCGCTTTCAACTCCGATTAAACCCAAAGCCCCCTCGTATGCTTGGAATCCATTAAGCACCCCACCAATTGAATTACTTAACGCGTTAAATTTCGCATCTGGATTGAACGCATCTGTTAACGCTTTCGCATCACCAATTTTGTCTTTTAATTCCGCTGCTCTTTTAGCAGCTTCCGCCGCTTCACGTGAAGTTGCTCCAAACTTTTCACTTAACGAAGCTACTTCCGCTTGGGCTTGTCTTAACTCCGATTTTAACGAACTTACATTCGTTTCAATATCTATTTCAATTACTTTCTTTTCTGCCATTATAAGTATTATTAGCTATGTATTTTCTCTTTGCTTGTTTCCAACTTTCTTTAACCGAAGTGTTTAATTTATACTGACCTTTTGCAATATCAATGTTTTCTGAAATTCCGTTAAAATCGTCTATTCTTAGTAATTCAATTAGTAGTCTAAGCATTTCTTGTTATTATTATTTCGTTTGTTTGTCCATTGTCGAAAGTTACCAAAATGGTAATTGTTCCACCTGCTGAATCTTCCGTTATTAAAACATCGCCACTTTCTGTTGTTATGTCGATTCCGCTTTCTGTTGTTATAGTTGTTTCGCTCGAAATTGGAATACAAATCGTTACTAAACTGTCTTCCGTTGCGGTGCTTGGTGTCATCGTTACCCCTGCTGTTGGTGTCGTTAATTCAAACGAAGTCGCATCGTTAGGAATAAAAATCATTACCTCAAAACATACAGCCGAAGTTGGCATATTGAAAATAAGCGGTTGTAATATCGTTCTGAAATCCTGCAATAAAGTAACATCGCATAAACCCGTTGTAAGGTTCTGTTTAATGTCGTTTATTAGATAGCGTTTATCTTCAATTACAAGCCTATCGTTTAGTTTTAAGCCGTTTAATTTCGATATTGGTAGCATCGTTTGGAAGTTGTACAAACGTTGTCTTAAATCGTATAAAGTCGTTAAGTAGTTGCTCCAATAAGTTGCGAATAAACTATTGCTAATTGTGTTTAGGTAAAAGCTCGAAATTTCCGCACCCCAATTTAAAGAGTAGTATTGTTGGTTATATTCCAAATCCTGACCGAACGGCATATAAGTATTTAAAGTTACAAAGCCCAACTCCCCTGCAAAAAACTCTATCGGATTAGCTGTTATATTTTCAGCATCATTCATATAAAGTAGCATCGGTTTAGGTGTTATCGGTGCGCCGTTTGAATCCACGCAATAACCAACTTGAATATTTACATCTGTAAACTTTTGCTGAAGTAAATTCTCGAAAGGTAAATCAATTTTGAAATCGCTTCCGTCATTTTGAAATACGTTTCTAAGGTTACCGTATTCAGCTTGGTTGAATCCAAAGAATTTACGGTTTAATATCGTTTCACTTCGTTGGTAATTGAAATCTATTTGCTTGTATAATTTAACCCTGCTAACGTCGAAAGTGTCGTTTGTGTTTAGTGTAATATTCTTAATCGTTCCCTTAGAATACCAACTTTCTAGCGTTTCAATTTTAAATTCAGTTGCTGTAATTCCCTCAATCGTTAAGTTGAACATTTTAAGCAACCCACTAAAAAAGTCGCTTATCTTAATATCGGGGCAAAGTGCGTTTAGGTTAATATCTAAATTCGGCGTTATAGTGTCGCAAACAATTGTTAACGGGTCAACTCCATTTATTAAACCTGCTGAATAACTAGATATTATTTCAAAGTCTATTGTGTTTCCTGTTTCTGAATTGATAGCAAAACTTATTTCCGCTTCAACGCCCTCGATTATCCTATCTGAAAACAAACTTAATTCTTGAACCCCTTGACCGTTTACCGTTGATACTAATAAACCATTTTTAAAAGTCTGAATTGAATAACCTAAAGTTGAACTTGTTACGCTTGTAATATTTATAGAAAAATCTAAATTGTTTAAAGGTGCTAAACTCCCACCAATTGAAATAGTTGGCGCACTTGAATAGCTTATAGTTGAATCCGTTAAATTAACCGTTCTTGTAAGTAAGTCCCCACTAAAACTATCAAAAGTAACAGCATCAAAGTTAAAGCTAATCGCATCGTTTGAAGCATTTTTTAAGTATAGAAATAACCGATTGAAAGCCTTTGATTGAAAGAATACAGAATCAAAAGTTATTCCAAATCTGTTTTGCATCGCTTCTAAAATAGAATTAACACGAATTGCAGGTAGTAATTCTCCCAACATCAAGTGTCCTACCAACGTGCTTATGTCGTTTGCTGTTCCTGTTCCGTATTCCCACTCCCTATCGCTCGAGATTAAAGGAAATCGAACGTCGTAAATATCAAAAGGGTTTATTATTCTTTGCTCTACATTTGCACCGCTATATTCAAACGAATAAGGTGTTAAATCTAAATCGCTTAACTTCAATTCTCCAAACGTATCTTTCAGCGAGGTAAGGTGTCCGAAAAACTGAACGTTATAACAATAAGGATTTCCGTTCTTTATTTGCCCTTTATCAACTGAAAGTTTACCACGTCTAAACGGTATCGTGTCGATTTCGATATAAGCATCAAAGGTTACTTGATAATCGAATATTTGATTAATAGAACTTTCTTCAAAGTAGTTTATAATTGAAGCGTTGTAAGGTGTTGCAGGAATTGTAAACCCTTGCGTAAAATCGCTAAACACTTTGCTAATATCCTGAACGTTTTGAACGCTCGACGAAAGCTCGATTGTTTCATCGTTGAACAACTCCAAACGCTTATAAGCATCGTTAACCTTTACGAATAATCCTACTTCTCTCATCGTCTATAATCGTTTGAATAAGTGAACGTCAATTGATAATTTATTAATCCGTTGTTTATGTTTTGTTGTATCTCGATTGACTTACTTTCAACGTTGGCAAAGCTATCGTTTAGCAAGTTGTATTCGCTTGTTAAAATATCTTTAATCACTTGCGAATAGCTTTCATTTACCCACCCTGAATTAACCGTAATTCGTTCACGTCCTGAAGTGTTAAAAGTTTGGCGCTGTTTTCCAATATAAAAGTTTGAATCAACATTTTGAAAGCGTTTGAACTCTGAATTTTCAACGCTAAATTCTTGCTTATTTGCTTTGTAAAACCACGTTGTTATAAGTGCGCCGTAAGTGTTTAAGTATTGAACTTTTATAGGTTCGTAAGTACACTCGCATTGTGGTAAAAATGTCCACGTATTAACAACCCCGCTACTATTATTTAAGAACTCTACTTTCGTTCCGTTAGCGTATTTTGCGCCGTTTATTGAATACAGTTTATTCGCTGTTAAAACTTCGGTTTCTGTTGCGCCGTTATATAAATCAGTCCAACGTATTGTTTTGTTTGTAGCGTTCGTAATCAATGGAAATAAAAACTTGTTTGTTACTCCACTCGGTGCAACGCTAAACGATTCAAAGATGCTACCTTCTTCGATTGTGAAATCTCCGAAAGGGCAAGGGGTGTCAGAGGATAGGGTTATACTTGGTGTTAAACCATCAATATCCCAAAAACCAATACCTTCAATTGTTTCCCAATAAAGAAAACCAACATCTGGTATATTGTAGTAATTCTTTCCATTCTCTAAATCAGGTTCTTTCTCCACCTCCACCGTTACAGGTTCTTCACCAACTAAGGTATAAGTGACGCTAATTGTATCGCAACTATTTAAATCGCAACCGCCCAAAGTGTAATAGGTATCTTCTTTCAACAACCCACCAAAATTAACAACCCCGAAATCACCGTACATCGCTTGGTTTGTTGGAGGTGTTCCTATGAATAAAGGTTGGTAAATACCGTCTGAATCTAAATAGTAATTCTTTATTCTGTAATTTACAAAGTAATTATCTTCTAATAAAGTTGCTGAATCGGTATCGGTAACTCCGAACTCTATAAATTCAGCTAAAAACGGGCTAATATTATAATAGTTCGCTGTATCTGTTGCGCTTGCAATTTGTTTCGTAAAGGTATAAGTTGGATTTGTTGGTGGCGTGTCCCCGTTCCAAATAAACAACTCTAATTTACTGCCTAATTGACCAGGCGAATTGATAGTAAATAAATAAGGTCTGTTAACGAATATCATTTTCTTTTAAAGTTTTGTATCATAATTTGGTCAAATAATCTTTCAGCTTCTAATCCGTAAGTTTCTACTAATTCACTAGGTAAATTCTTGTATGCACTTTCAAATGGTTTACTGAAAAATTCCGTTGGTTTAATTCCTTTATTCCAGATTGAACGTGTTATTAAATTTGCCGTTTGTTGACTTGATAAAAAGCGTCCCGTTTTTCTATCCTTAAACTGAATTTTGCGAGCTTTTACCCACTTGTAAATCCCTTCACTTAAACCGCCTTGTTTTCCCGTTCCCGTTCCAAACTTAAAACCACTTAACGAACGCCCCGACTTTACGCCCTTAACCCCTCTATCCTGAAAGTAGCCGTAATCCAACATCGTAAACAATATCTGAATACTATTGGGGCTTTCTTTTACATCTCCTTTAATTGAATTATAAAGCGCCTTAGAAACGTTTTTATTCTTAGTTGTAAGGTTTCGTTTAGATTGACTAACGACGTGCTGTTGAAATCGCTGTAATGCTGTTGCGGTTGAGCTTAACATATCGGCATATTTGAAGCAAGTGTAACATCGAAAGTCATTTCCCAACCTGCTAAACCATTTTCAAAGCGCATCACAAACGGTGTTAAATTAGCATCTCCGATTTCCAATATTTGGTATTCTCTTCTAAACTTTTCAAACACTCGGTTAAGTGTCGTTAAACAAGCGTTTAGAATATCTATTTCGTTGTCGTTACCCCTAAATTGGTCGGTCGTTGGTAGCTTTGTAACGTCAAGAATATCCATACAAAGAATAGTTACGTTAAAGTTTATAGTTGCTGAAACAAAAGAACCTGAATTAACAACAACGTGAGCTAAAGGATATAAATTCTTTTTGTTAATATCAACGCCTGAAATATCCCCCTGCGTGATTGTATTAACTAATCCAGTCGCTTCAATTTCTTGTTTAAGTATGTTTAGTAATTCGTAGTACTTTGTCATTGTTGGTGTCTTAATTTCATTCTTTCAATTTCCATTTGCTCAATCTGTTGTTTCTGTTTTTCAAAAGTTAAGAACGTGAGAGCTTCAGTAAGTTTTCGTTTTCCGACAAGTCCAATTTGGTCAAATTTTCCTCCAGCAAGTGCATAATAGAACGAATACCAACCCCACTGTTTTCCGAATTGAGTTCTTTCGTTAAACTCGGATTCTTCGCTATCTCCCTCTCCAAAAAGGACGGCATAGCGTTTAGCAATTCTTTCGCTAAATTCCAAAAAAAAACCCTTGCCGAAAGTGCTATATCTAAAGGGCAAAGTTTGAATATTTCCCCCATATCTTCGCTGTAAAAATAATCGTGAATTTCGTATTTCCCTTTAACCTCTAATTTAACAGGTCGGTACATTACAGCCAAAGCCATGTGAAAAGTGTCCCACGATTTCATAAGTTGTTCTAGGTTCGTAAATTCTTCGAGCGTTAAATCTTCGAGCTTTGGAATAAACCCGTATTCAATACCGTGTAAATTAAATCTAGGCTGAAATTTTGGCTTTTCGTTAAAGATTTGATTGAAGCTAACTAATAACTCGTTTACATCTGTTAAACGCATTTTAACAACATCTTTAAGTTCAATTCCGCAAAAGATTTCAATCATTTTTTGAGCTACAAAATCTTCATCATTTGAAGTTTCGCGCATCTTTACAAATGTTTGATATGACTTTAATGGAATATCTTTTAATGACGTTGGAACGATTAATTCAAGTTTCATATAAGTATAATTAAATTTTTGATTT